CAATTTCTCCTTTTTCATCCCAATTGAAATCCTTTAACTGACTCATGTCTTGATACACATACATTATATCAAATTTATCATTGTTATATACATTTTTGATAGCGTCGGATACCTTAGTAAGTTGTTCTATATCATGACTTATCGGGTGCGCATCATATTGAGCTCCATGATCAGGCCATTTAGACCAATACCAAATATACTTGTGACGTACAAAAAGTAATCTGCGTTTATTCTCCTTAAGGAGCTTAACTAATCTTTGACTACGTCTGTTATAAATTTCCCACGTGGCTTCTTCATTTATCCTATCAGTTTCCTGATTATTTTCATCCTGATAATATATAACATGTGCAAAATCTACACCACTATCGGGATAAAAATTTTTAAACTCTTTTTCAAAAATATTTGGAAGTACGTCTATGTTTGTTACTTGCCAGTCAAAAGGAAAAGAAGACTTCCTCATATAGTTTAAAGCTTGACCAACACAACAACGATGACCTAAGCTTACTAAATAGTCATACTCTTTATCAAATAAGGAATTTTCTGGTGCCTTATAAAAATTTGGAACCAACCAACTACTAGTTGCATCATAATCATCAGCCATATATTATTTTAGGTGGTAATAATGTAATATCAAACCTTGAGTGCCATATCCCATACAAGTAGATGTAATCTTGGACTAAAATTAAAATGATGTTTTTTAGCCATCTCAGCTACCATAGGAGCTGCTTCAATATGTTCGTCTCTACTACCACAACAAGGCATTAACCAAACTCTACCTGTTGGTATATCAAATGGTTCTATATATTTTTCAAATATTTCTTCTAAATCAGATTCTTTATTAACCACGAATTTAAACCCAGATCCATTTGTAGAATGCCAATCTAAAACTTCTGGTTTATATCTTCTATCTTCTGGATCACCATTATTAGCTAATTTAGGTGACGTAGTAAAGGTTGCTTTTAATCTCACCCATTCTGGGTCTGGCATTATAGTTGCATTAGTTTCAAAATCTATACGTGGTACCCAACCCCATTCAACATCCATATATTGCATGAATCTCAATAATGAAGGTTGTTGTACTAATGGTTCGCCACCTGTAATTTTTAGCAAAGCACCATTCTTAAGATGTTCAGTATATCCTTCATCATCCAACATAGAAAGGATTTCCACAAAACTCATTTTATTTTTTACCCTCCAAGATATAAAGCTATCACACCCATGAGGTGCTGTTGCACTTGCAAACCCTTTACATGTAAGATTACACATAGATAATCTCATGAAAACCGAAGGATAACCAACGAATTCACCTTCACCTTCTACAGTATAAAATATTTTATCATCACTAAGAAATATATTTCCTTCACCAAATTGCATATCTATCTATAATATTTACATCAATAGGGTTATCAAGATTAAATATTGATATGGCAACGAAACGTTCGCGGCTTGCCGCGGTGTTCGAGTCGGAACAGTTACATACAGGCGATTTGCATGGTAACTGGGATTTAAACTTTAACGTCCGAAACAAGTTTGATTTTACAGAAAATCAAAAAAGGTTTATACAAACCGTTCTTGCAGAAGATACTAAAATAGTTTTTGCTGATGGATCAGCGGGTACTGCAAAGACTTATTTGTCGGTTTTTGGAGGTCTTACCTTGCTTGCTGCAAACAAAATGCAGCAAATCATTTATCTTAGAAGTGTAGTAGAATCAGCTGCACAAAAGATAGGGCATTTACCGGGGCAATTAGATGAAAAGTTTCTTCCTTACTCTTTACCTTTAATGGATAAGTTAGATGAGTTGGTAACCAAGACAACCGCTAATTCATTGTTCAAAAAAGAATATATAAAATGTTTACCAGTGAATTTTACTAGAGGGTTGACGTTTAATAATTCATTAGTCATTGTTGATGAAGCTCAAAATCTTACCAGGCAAGAAATTACTACCATCTTAACGAGATTTGGAGAAGGTTCAAGATATATCGTTGTAGGTGATTCTAATCAATCTGACATTAACGGTAAATCTGGTTTCGCTCCAATTATAAAAGCTTTTGATAATGAAATCAGTAAAAATAAAGGTATTAATGCTTTTTACTTTGGAACTGATGATATTGTTAGAAGTAAAATATTAAAACACATTGTTCATGTGTTATCAGATGTTTGATTAGCTTCTTTTTCGAGTTCTAACAACTCTTTTAAAGCAGCTTCCGGGGTTATTATATTGTTCCCCGGAAGCTCTTCTTTTTTATCGTAAGGTTTTCCTATTTCAGCCATTTTAGAGAAAACATCCCCGGCAAGTTTTTCTATTTGAGGATCTTTTTCTCTTTCTATCATTTAACCTCTTGCTGGTGCATAAGGATCTGAAGGTTTATCAGCACCCCAACTGGTACCGGCAAATGGATCACCGGCATCATGTGATTTAGGACCTGCGCCAACTCTTGCACCTACTTCTTTATTTCTTTTTGCACCAGGTAACATACGTTGTCGTTCATCTTCATCTTCACGATCTTTCTCTGCTGCTTCTTTACGTTTTTCAGCCTGTTCATCAATCCTTTTCTTTTCGTCGATAGGATCTAGCTTTTCACCCATTTCATGTAATGGTGTCGACTTAACAAAATCTTTAGGATTTGCTTGTGGGCCACATGCTTCTGCTTCCCTATAAGCATCCCAGTCAACGTTTGCATTATCTGGTTCTCCAGCATATTTCAAATGCTCAGGGCCTCCAAATCTCATAGATGGTGTAACAATTTTAGTAAATGTTGCACTATTATTTTCGTGTTCGAAAACTTCTACCTTTTCTACCCAACATCTATCATTTGTTGCCGCTTTAATATAGAAATCAGCAGCATTATAACAATATTCAGCAACTCGTTCAATACCAGTACCATTAGGCATAATTCTCAAGTCGCATGCATCAGCTTTTTCTAATTCTTTAAAAATAGGTAATGCTGGATCGTCAGCTGAAACACATGTTGTATGATCAAATTGATTTCTTAGTTTTTCTTTAAGACCTTTTAACCCACCAAAATCTACTACCCAATTATTTTTATCAAGTTCTTCAGATCCAAACCAAAATTTTGCTGTAAGCTTGTAACCGTGGATAAATCTGCAATGCGAATGATTTGCTTTGGGTTGTCTAAAAGCACAACTACCTAATTCAATAACTTTAGTACTCTGAAATTTCATTCCTATATATTAAATTATGAAATAGGTAAATCAACTATTAAAGTGAAGTATTTATTTCTCTTTCTATAGGTGTGTCACCATATTCATCTTGATCACCTTCAAGATCTTGAAACTTATCTGTAGCTTCTTCTGCTTCTGTATGATCTGGTGTATATGTATTACATTCACATATTCGCTGACCTTCAGCATTCATATTATAACTTAAATTCATTTCCGGTGCTACACATTTATCTCCACGGCTCCAATAAACGCAATCATTACAACTACAATTAACACGTTCTATAACAGGACCATGGCCAAGGCGAACATAACCATCTTCATCTTCATGATGCATTTCTGTTAACTGTTTTATTACTTTAGAATTAGAATCAACATACAAACCAGCAATTTCATCCATTTTTGAATAAGCTATAGCTGCTGCTTGTTTTTGAGCTGCTTTTTTACTTTTTGGTTTGGAGGTTCCTATCTTTCCAGATTTTTTATAAGTTCCCATTAACTCAGAGATGTTCTGGTGCAATATTTTATCAGTTTTTCCTTTTTTAAGCGGCATTTTTCAATATGGATTTATAAATTTTGGTTAGTTCGTTATCATCTACCCCGCCAAGTCTTAGGTATTGTTCAATATCATCTATATTATCGGTATTTCTTATCTGTTCAAATTCTTTCTTGCTAATTTTGTCTTTTAATCTCTTAGCAATATATTTTTTAAACATTCTAACAGAATTAGGTTTTGAAGGGGTTAATACCGGGTCTTTGATGTCGAATATACCCGGTAACGGGCCTCCAGGCATCAATACCTTTAATAAAGGCGGTAAAGCTGGACCGCAACTTTCAAAACTTAACTCTTGAAGTACAAAACCTTCATAACTTTCAGATTTTTCAAAACCTGAATTTAATGTAGGGTCAACTTTGAATCTTATATACTTCAAGCCTTTGTTTTTTAAACATTCAGCTAATATAATGTCAAAGCTTTTCATCATATTAGTATTTAATCTTTTTTATAGTTAATAATGTCTTGAATAGTTGAGTAGAACGGTTTTTGACCGGCACTATGACAACAAGGTTCTTTCTTCTTGTCATGCGACCATTGATTGAACCAAAATAAGTTGTAGTTATGTACTTCTGCTATAATACTATAGAACGGTTCCTCAGTAAAAGGGTGTGCATCATGATTACTAGTGAAGATATCCAATAGCTTCATATACATAGGGAAAACAACTTTTTCTAATTCTTCAAACTCGCCACCGAAAATAGTACCCACTGTCCAATTAGGGTATTCAGTTGTAATTGGTGTATCTACGTTTTTTGTTTGTGTAGGGTCTAAAGTAAATGTTTTTTTGTCTAAATGCTCGTCTTGATTGTATTGTGAACCGCATTTCCAACCAAATTCATCTTTTAATACCTTAGAAACAAATCTGTTATGCTCTTTCCAGTCATATTCAGCTAATCTATCGTTTTGAGTGCCTTGAGTTATATGAAACCATTTTTTTTGTTTCCATATACGTTTTAAACCTGAAGTAAACTTGGGAGTGAAAATATTGTTTTTATTTTTCGGATAGAAGTGAGAGTCGGGGTACCTTTTCTCCATTTGCCCATTCATACTATAAACGTATTCAGCGCCTCCAAGTGATTCTGGTATTTTACACCACTCAGTAACACCTGCATCTATCCACACCACCCTATCACAACCCCATTCGTTATCTTTAGCTCTTCTACACCATTCTAACTTCCAGTGACAAAGAAGTTCATTTCTCGGGCAAAAAATATACGTGTTACCGTCATCTTTACCATCTTGAAGTTTGTGCCATACGAATTTATTCTTAGTTTCTAACATTTCATAAGATCTAGGCCATTCAAATAAATCTAACCCAATAACTTTAAATTTCTTCCAGTATTTTTCTACAATCGACGTTAATAAACCTACTTCGTGTGGCCAACAATATAAATGCAATGGCATTCCAAGCTTGGAAAGATTTTTTAAAGAAGTTTCGTATAATTCTTCATCATTATCTTTACCGCCGCAGAGCCAATCAGATCTTGCATCGTAAACACAGGTAACTAAGATAGGTTTCATGGTAATAATTTATAATTAAATTTGGTAAAATCCTCTCTATAAAGATTATTAATAAATTCTACGGATTCCTTAGTTAGTAAAGGAACACAAGAACAAGTATCAATACGAGATTTATTCATATGAGGTAACCCTTCAGGTATACCTAATTCTTTACACATATCATTGAATTCATGTTCTAAATTTTCATATCTTAGTACATAATCATAATGAATATCTTCAAAATATGTACTTTGAGATAATAAATGATCGCAATTAGAGTATGTAAATGTTTGCCACCACCCTAAAAATTGATCATTATCAAATGTTGTAATATTTCTTTCTCTAAAGAAATATTCAGATATCGCTCTTGTATAAGGGTTCCTTACTATTGTAAATTTTTTGTATGAATTGTAAAATTTTGCATATCTTTCTTTTATCATACTTGGAGTAAAATGTTGAGGTGAAAAGAGTAACTCTTTGTCTTTTTCATTACAATAATACGGAAGTTCTTCTTCTCTATAACACGAATTCAAAGAATTATCTTTTATGCCAAATTTATTAATAATAGAGATACCCCCTGTCTTAGGAATATGGACTAAGCAAAGATCATACTCATGGATGAAGGGCATCTTTTTATTTAAAACCTTGATTAAAAAAGTAAAGTCTTTATAATCATAGGGTATGTCAGATAGAGTTAAAGAATTTTTATTACCAACTGCAAATAGTTCTGAACCCAGAACTGAAGAGGAACGCCAGTCTATTATTAATAACGCTGCAAAAGCATATGAAGCATATTTAGATGCACTTGGCTTTGATTGGAGAAATGATCCGAATAGCGATAATACCCCAATGAGAGTTGCAAAAGCTTTTGTTAATGATATGGCAGTTGGCTGTTATTCAGAACCGCCTAAAGTTACATCATTTCCTTCTGATGGTTATGATGGTATTGTTTTTCAAGGTGGTATTCCTATTAAGAGTCTTTGTAGTCACCACCATTTACCTTTTACTGGTAGAGCTCATGTAGCATATATTCCAAGTTTAGAAGGTAGAGTAATTGGACTTAGTAAGCTTAATCGTATTGTTGAATACTATGCAAGACGTCCTCAAATACAAGAAGGGCTTACTATGCAAATTCAAAAAGCAATAAGTCATGTATGTGAAAAGAACGCTGGTGTAGCAGTATTAGTTAGTGCAACACATACTTGTGCTTGTTTGCGTGGTGTAAAGCATGATGGTTGTGCTATGAAGACATCAAAATTAAGTGGATCATTTTATGATGATGAAAAAACAAGAGCAGAATTTTATCACTTTGTTGACTCTTGGAATAGATCACCTTCAATCTAAATACTTCTGTGGCTAGAACGAAAAAAGAAGATTCTCACGGATTTGAAAAAGCTATTTTAAAAGTTTGTAGTTTAAGAGAACGGAAGCTTTATGGACCCGCAGCTAAAGCAGCTGAAGACCCCGAAACGGGAATTGTAATTAAACAGAAACCGGCTTATTTTGTTATTAAAGATTGTGCTACTATTACTAAGAGGTATTTGTTTGTAATGTGTTATGGTTCCTTAACTGATCCAATTGGACAATTAAAAGGAAAAGTAAGTGTTGAAGATATTGAAGATTTTGTAGCAAGAAGTAAAAATAAATCAGATTATGAAACAAAACAATTATTCAATTTAGTGTTTCATGATATAGCACAATATATACCTCAATTACATTCTGATTCAGATGATCTTGATATCACATTTGACGTAATAGATGAAGAAAACGTTTATGGTGACTATGAAGACTTAGGAAATGAGCGAATTAAAGAAATGGAAAAACTTGAGGCTCAAGAAAGAACAAAAATCGATTTATCCAACGATCAAGCAGTTATTGATAAGTTAGTAGAAGTATTTGTAATGGATTAAGAAATACTGTGCGTTAATTGATCGACAGAACCGACTTTCCCTCTTATATTCACATTAAAAGACATGGTCACCCTAAATTTTTCTTTATCTATTTCGTTTGGGTGATACGGGGTTGCGGCATGTCTTAACCATGATGGAAAAATAATCATCATACCATTTCTAAATTCAGGCCGTATAGTTGGAGAATAATAACGAGAGCCTTCTTCTTTAACACTTGGAGTTATAACATAATTTTGATTATTTGGGGCGTAAAAAGTCGTACCACCGAGTGCCATTTTTACTCCGTTATGAGGGGTGGTTTGAGGGTCTTCTACACATATAATACCACTGAGAAAACTATTAGGATGAAAATGTTCTGGGTTTTGACCGTTTGGTCTATATATATTAGCCCACATTAGTGAAATATCAAAAGTTTCGACTACTATATTTGTTCGTGTTTCCCATTCTCTACACGCAGCAAAAATAAGATCATTTACAAAAGAAAATTCTTTTCTATTTTGTAGATTAGGATTTGTCTGAAAACTGGAAACATTTTCCCCTTTACAAAAACCTTCTATAAGCGCCTTACTAAAAAGATTATTTTTTACACCAGGTTTAGTTCTATCCCACGTATCTACATCGTCGCAATTTCTCTTATATTCTTTTTGAATAAGTCTGCTTATTTTTTTAACAGACTTTTTATCTATCTCACATAAGAAAACTGGTGTAGGAAATACATCTAAAACTTCAGGTTGGATTAATGGCACATAAAGACTTATTCCTGTTCGTACTCTTTATCAACGTCAATTAATTTATCTATTTTGGATAAGAATAGCTTTCCAATTAATACAGGAAATTCATTTTCACTTCTATCTGCTATAGAAAATGGTACATCTTTGTATTCTTCGTCCCCTAATTTGATATCAAATAGTACTACCGGTCGATCTTCTTTAACACCGGACCCGATATGAATTACTACATGATCTACAACTTTCTTTTTTAATTTTTTACCGCCTATAGTTTTTACAATTACGTTTTCGCCGCGCGTCTTTATAATCTCACCATTTATAACATTATAAGCTCCATTACCAGAGTCTATTTTTGCGTCGACTTCACCAATATCTTCAATATAGATTTTTTCTACCAAGCCAACAATGTCGTCTTCGGGTACATTGATTTCTTGAACAATGTATCTGCGGTAAATTTTTGAAAAGTTGCTAATCATTATTTTTTCGTGCTTCTAATATAGTTTTTCGCTCATCTCTACACAGCTTTACCAAATCGGCTAATGCTTTCCGAGCTCTAGTAGATGCAGACTTATTATTTTTTTCAGTATATAAATCTACGTTTTTAATATAAGTTGCTACCGTATCTAGAATAAGTTGTTTTTGACTGTCCATATGTTTATATATACGTTCAACTAGTATTTATCAATCTCCAACTTATCATCTTCATTATACTCTGGATCTGAACCTTTTAATAGGTAACTTTTACCGTTTATTGGTAACTTTCTTTCAATAGTAAGAAATTTTAATTGTTCATTGGGGACTATCATTTTAGTTTTTCTATCAGTCATATAAAATACGGTACCTTTAAACCCTTTTCTAACTACCCTGGCTTGTCTCCCGCTAATATAAATTATATCGTCGTTCTCGATGTTAGAACCTAAGAAAACTAGCATTCCTTGTACAAAATTCATTATTAAGTCTCTACAAAAAAACGTAATTGCTATTCCTAAAGCAACCCAAAGATATTCGTTGCCGATATTTTTTATAACCGACTCGAGTTGATCAGAATTAAGAACCTCTTCCATGTTAATATTTATCTATTCTTTTTATCTATTGATATGTGGGGATTTGAATAAATAATAGTCAATATGAAGAAAACATTATCTTTTCTCATTATGTCGGCTGTGTGTTTATTCACACAAAATGTACAAGCAGAAGGCTTGTCGTTAACAGGTACACTTCAATACGAAACCGAGCATTATGTTCGTGGCCTAAACTATTCTGATGACGCTCTTGGAGTTGGATTCAACGGTAGTTATGACCTCGGATGGGCAAATGCTTTTGGTGGGGTATACAACATTCCACGTCTTGGTGGATCTGATAGTATAAACCACTCAGTTTTAGGATTGGGTCGGTCTTATGATCTTTTTGGTCTGAAAATTGACGGTTCTGTAGAAGTGCAGCATCATAACGCAGCAGTCAATAGTACAGAAGTTGGTCTGGGTGCTAATTTTACTAATTTACCTTTAATTAGTAAGTTTGCAACTGTTGGTTTAACCCTTTGGGATAACCAAGATCTAGATTATTCTGGTATTACTATTGATATTGCGGGAGATTCTATCGATGTACCTTTTATCGATAACTTAAGTTTAACACCTTATGTAGAACTCGGTTCATTTGATTTACATGACTATCAAAAATATGGTAGTTCTATAAACTATGACGGGTTTGAAGTGTTTAAGCCTTATCTTAACGTTTTTTATCTGGATAGCGATGATTCGCCTTTCGGAGATGAAGATGGTTGGACAACAACAGTCGGTGTGAGATACTCATTCTAGTACAGAATACTAAAAATATGGGGAGTCAGGGGCTTGCGAAAGCAAGCCCTTTTTTTCATGGATCGTGTTTTTGTCCTGGCTTTCTTGTTTCAGCAGGAGGGTTTGAATTTCTATAACTAGGAGGGCTTACAGATCTAGGAGGGGTTGACCTACTTGGTGGTGGGTTATATGGTTTAGATACTCTATCTCTTTCTCTATGATGTCTTCTATTATGATTATGGTAACGGTGGGTATGATCATATATATAAAGTGTACTTTGGTTATGCCAGTGATCGTGAGGACGATATTCTACTGTTTCCCAACTACTACAACCCGTTAAAAAGATTACAGTAGATAAGGCAAGTATTTTCATGATCAATTTTTAATTCGACGTCTTAAAAGAAGTGGATCAAAATTATCGTTGCTATCCCAAGCAAAAGGTTCCCATCCTTTGGGTATATTTTTGCCATTAGAAGTTTTGAATTCCCACTCCTGATTTGCATCCCAAGTAGATGGGGTTATTGAGGCACCTGTACCGAGTACTATAGTAGCGGTCAACAACGCACCAATAGTAAATGATTTCCAGTCTAGTATTTTCATTGTTGTAAATCTTTTATTTTACGGGTTAACATCTTTTGATATTTTGCAACCGTACCGTAATTATCGATTGCATGTCTTTTATCCGGATTTGCTCTTAATGCTTTTAAGCTTTCGATATCTTTTTGTTTATCAGTATGCTCTTCACCTTCTTCACCTGGAATAGCTTCATCTGTGTCGTCTACCGAACCATCATATGTGTCGTCTTCTGGGTCTAAAGTATCACCATGTTGGTTCTGGGTTTGCATATTAAGAACACCTCGATTGTATTCTTTTAACAAGCTTCTTATTTTATCATTGAATGTAACTTTCATTTCTTATTCAGAGCATATAGTTTCCCTTGTGTCTCCGTTTGTCTCCCTTACCGCAAAGATATTTTACATATCTCATATAGACATCTCGAAAACATGTAATTATTTATTAAATATTGTTATGAATCGAGACGTTCGCAATCTACAAAAGCTTATGGAATCAGGAGCTCTTGCTTTTAATATGGGTCCACAAGCTGGTGACTTTGCAGATTACCCACAATCTAATACTACAGTTTTAAAATCCCCCGCTAGAGATACCATCTATAAAGTGGTAGATAAACAACTTAAAAGTGCTGAAGGATTTCTTACAGCAGCAAGGAAAGAGGACATTGCATCAGCTATAGGTGATGTTAAAGATTCTATATATGTAAAACTCGATCCTTATCTAGCTGAAATTAATAAGTTAGGTATGGAAGATGAGATAGATGAATATATTGATAAAACTATAAAA